ACTTCGCCGAATGGATTGATAGACGTAAAGTCCAGAATTCCATCAGCATATGCAATATTGTCGTAATCTTCATTATTTGCCAGAGGATCAATATCAGTCACCGAGTAACCACCCAAGATTAGCGAATCGCCAGAATTTAATAGTAAATTAAATCCGCTATTCAACAAGAACTGGTATGCATATTGGTCCTGTGACTTATCGTCGATAACATCAATTTCTGGATTGCCAGTAATAAATCTTTCAGAACTATATTCGAAGACTTCACATTTCAGTTTGAATACGTTAATCTTGCCTAGTTGGTAGAACGGATTAAGAAAGTCAACAAACTTGATTTCAAAGAAAGTTTTGGTCTTTGGAAAATATAGAATGTCACCTTCTGACGGTCTTGTTGTCAGTTGTAGATTCTCGGCGTTATTCGCGACTGATTCTTCCCATCGTCTCTTAGAAACTACAAAACTTGCAGATGCTCTAAACTCAAATCCGAACTTGGTGAACAGATCGCCCTCGCCCTCAAATCCTTCAACATTCTCTAGATACATTTCCAGAGGATAGAATTGACTGAAGTATGATAGAGGATCTTCGCCGAAAATTGGATCTTGGTTAGCAATAGTTCTTGGAAGATAGTAAACGTCGTGCCCGTAAATCTTCAGACTTTCAATGACAAGATCCTCCACCAAACGTTGTTCGTTTGTGGTTCCCGATGTATTGCCAGATTGAAAGTAGAAGTTAGTAGGCATCTATTATCCTGTATAAAAATCGACAGGAAGTTCCGACTTGAGTTGCATTTCGTTTTCGATTTGTTTAATCTCGTCGACTGCTTCGTCATAGACTTGTTGTCCGTTTAGAACAACACCGCCTGGAAGTTGGATTCCGCCGAACTTCTTCATGTTCTCACCCCATTGACGTTTGATCAACGCAGTAGTATACATCTTCAAGAACATGTCATTATAAACTTTAGTATATTCTGATGGATCTAGAATGCGATAACACTCAACGATAATATGGTCACCAACTTGGAAAGTGTCATTCCAATTTACGTCGATATAAAGTTTATCTGTTTTTCTGTTGAACCTAATCGAACGCTGTCCAGGAAAAATCTGGTCATACATTTGCAGAGTTGTTTTAACTTGCGCATAGTAGATAAGGTCTGCTGCCAAAAGATTATACATGTCGTTAAGTCTAAATTGGTAGACCAAGTTGAACATGTTATTTGGATTTTCCATACCATCTCCCGGAGCATTGAAATTGAACATCTTGATGATGCCAATTACCGAATCTGGAATTGGAATATATTGTTTATCTACATCGCCTGGAGTATAAAAGTTTGTCGTGGCAAGTGACCGTGTGAACCCTGAAGTAAGACCAGTTACATTCTCACCTGCTTGGAATACGCCTTTTGTCGTATCAGTTGTGGCAGTAGTTCCATTAAGCGAAAGTAAAGAACAAGATGCACCTGATGTTTCCCCGACGATTTTTTCGCCGAGTTCAAATGACGGAGAACTTAGTCCACTAAATTTGAGAGTGTTGCCCGTGATTTGATGCTTCAGATAAGTTCGTTCAACACCATCGAAATGGTATTCTTGAAAATACTGTAGTGCATCATCGACACGATCTTCTATTTGATCTTCGTCAACATTAATTTCAATTACTGGAAACCCAAGTCTACGAAGGCAGTAATCAATTAGTCCTTGTCTGGATGAAATGGTCATTTGTTATCCTCTATTTCGGACTATTTATAACGCACCCATGTCATACACTGTGGGATCTATCCCTGCGAGATCGCCCAGATCGATTGTTCCTGGGATAGTAAAGAAATCTGGATTATAACCACCAACTTCGATAATACTACCATCAGTCTTCTTCGAGTATAATGTGCCATCAGCGAGGTTGACTGCGAGTTCTCCGACAGCAATATCAGTTGCCGTTGGGATTGCACCCGAAGTTTCACTTCTTTTAAGTTGGACAACGGTCGACATTAGTTTAATAGTGTCCCTGCGGCGTCATAGATATTGATACGGAAATATGCGCTTGAGTTTCCATCAAGAAGATCAGCATCAAGTCCTGAACCTGCACCATCTACTGTTTTAATTGCATCAAGCATATTCGTTGCGGTGAATGAACCGCCTAGAGCTACGGATGTACCCGCAAGAGTAATTGCACTATTAGACAGCGACGAGTTAGCAATATTTGAAAGAGTATTTGATGCGCCACTGATTGTTTTATTTGTTAAGGTATTGGTAGAAGATATAGTTGGAACAACCACACCCTCAATAGCAAGAACACCCGCAGATGAACGTGTTAAAGTAGTATCAGTAGCGTGTCCTAATTCAATACTACCAACACCTAATGCAGTGGAAGTGGAAGCAGTAATACCGCTAACTGGTAGACCAGTAGCATTTGTTAATGTACCAGAAGATGGAGTGCCAAGCGCACCACCCGAATAGAGAACTGTACCACCAGCACCGAAAGCAACTGATGAAGAATCCGTACCAGTAAATATTAACGTGTTTGACGCTGTTAATGTTTTACCATCAGCGATTGTTAACGTAGAACCAGTTGCTGGAGCAGTGATAGTAACCTTGTTAACAGATGTGGCAGATGCAACACCAAGTGTTGGTGTAACAAGTGTTGGACTTGTGGCAAAAACAGCAGCACCAGATCCAGTTTCATCAGTTAAGGCTGCTAGGAGTTGAGCAGAAGTAAATGATCCAAGTACTGCAGCATTACCCACTGATGTAATATGCCCAGTTAAGTTCGCATTAGTTGTTACATTACCAGCAGTTAATCCAGATGCTGTGCCAGTTACATTGGTCATTACACCAGAAGCAGGAGTGCCCAATGCTGGTGTCGTTAGTGTTGGACTAGTAAGTGTCTTGTTTGTAAGAGTTTGCGTTGCAGTAGTACCAACAACAGGAATATAGTTAGTGCCGTCTACTGTATATTCCCAAACATCAGTAGTTTCATTCCACTGAAATGTAACATTAGTGGAAGTGCCACGCTCGACTTCAATACCAGCATTTTGTGATGGAGTTCCTGCTTCATTACTATTCAAAGTAATGATATTATCAGCAAGATTGATTGTTTCGGTATTTACAGTAGTTGTGGTTCCAGAAACCGTTAGATTGCCGCTAACAGTTAAATCATTAAATGTAACGTTAGATCCAGTTCCAACTGCCTGACCAATAGCAATTTGACCGCTGGTAATAGTAACACCAGTTCCAGCGCTGATATGAGCGCGAACATCTGTTGCACTTGGACCAGTATAAGTAATTACACCCGTCGAACTGTTATATGCGAGCGAACCATCGCCACCAGAATCAGTTACAGAAATGGCACCTCTTGCAGATGCATCTGTATATTGAGTAATGGTAGATGAAATTGCACCAGTTGTATTGTTATATGAAATCCCTGTGCCAGCACTTAGACTTGACAGAGTAATAAAGTTGGCACCATTAGTTAGTTGACTGGTATTAGTTGGGATGGTAATAGCACCAGTTGTGCTGTTATATGCTCCTGAACCAGCAGTAAAACTTAGGGAGGCTCTAGCAAGAGTATCTGTATACTGTGTAATGGTAGTAGAGATAGCGCCGCTAGTAATACTAATACCAGTGCTTGCACTAAATGCGTCTCTTGCTCTGGTAGTTGTAAAGTAGAGGTTCGTTGAACCTTCTGTAATCTCGTCGCTGTTATCTTTAGTCTGAATTGCCGAAGTAACATATGCTTCTGTTGCCAGAGGTTTACCACCAGCGGTGGTACCATCATGAACAACTACTGTATCTTTTGTTGTGTCGACAGTGACTTCACCGACAGCGCCCGTAAAGGTATTATGTTGGGTGGTAGTCCCTCTTCTAAGTTGTAAAATCGTTGCCATTTGTATCTCCTAGTCCACCCTATTTAGGTAGTATATGTTCCACCATTAATAATGGCACCTTCTTCTATATTTGCTAGAGTGGTTTTCAACAACTCATGTCCACCAGCAGTGGTACCATCATGCACCCTTAGCGTATTGTTTGTAGTGTCTACAGTAATTTCTGCTTCCGCACCGATAAATGAATTGTGCTGTGTGGAAGTACCTCTTCTCAGTTTGACTCTTGCTGCCATCAGATGCTCCCGTAATCGATTGAGTTGTACTCAAAAACATTGTCGGTAATAAGACCGTAATCTAAATCTGCGTTTTGATTTAAGCGAACGACTGCAATGCCTGGAGTTGTTGTAGTATCAACAACGAAATCCCCGAAGATGGTGTCCGCGAAAGAGATGGTCGTCACCCCCGCATCCGCCCCACCATCATTTACTGCGACTCCGCCGAGACCAACAACTGTTCCGTCGGTCTTTTTAGAGTAAATTTTCTTATCTACCAAATTAACAGCAAGTTCGCCAATCGCTAGATCTGCACCAGTTGGTGCTGCTCCAGGAGTCTCACTACGCTTTACTTGGACTATTGTCGACATCTAAATCCTCTTCCCCGATAGAATACTCTTCAGAGGTGCCAAACGCCAAACTGCCTTCAAGGTCAACATAATTCCCATTGGGTTTTGGTTGATTCTTTTCGTGCTCCAGAATTTGATTTTTCTGCGTAAGATCTGCTACCGTTTCATTTGCCATGGTAAGTTGTGTACTCAGCATGATATTATCAAGTGTCAACGCCTTCAACCGTTCTGCAAGATTGGCAATATACGAATTAATAAATTTAGTTTGGTCCATTATGTATCTCCACAAAGTTGGGGTGGGATAATCCCACCCCATTCTTATCTATTTATTAGTATGTTCCACCGTCGATATTACCGAACGAAGGAGCAACACCTGTACCACCAGATTTTAGAACTTGACCAGCAGTTCCAACTGCGGTTGCTTGGATAGCAGAAGTTCCGCTACCGAAGAGAACACCGTTAGCAGTCAGTGTTTGTGCACCAGTACCACCGTCTGCAACGCCGATTGCTGAAGCAAGCGAAGCAATAGTTCCGCCTTCGAGGTTAGCAACAAGAGTAGCAATGGTATAACCAGTTGCGCCTGTGTTAACAGTTGTTGTTGGAGCAACTTGTGAATCTCTGAAGAGTCTCCACTTACCGTCCGAAGCATCGCGGAAAAGACCTGAATAAAGGTCTAGCGAACCGCTGGTATCATACATACCGAACAGACCGATGTCAACTGCGTCGGTTGCATTGTTGTCGTTACCAACGAATACGAGAGGATCGGTAACAGTTAGAGTTGTCGAGTTAACAGTAGTTGTTGTTCCCGAAACTGTTAGGTTTCCTGCAACAGTAACGTTAGCACCCGAAAGTGTAAGAGCAGTAGTTCCGTCTGATGCCTTGATGTCATTTCCGCCGATCTTAAGATCGCCAGCAACAGTAACGTCTGCGCCCGAAAGTGTTAGAGCAGTAGCAGAAGATGACTTAATGTCATTACCAGTTACGGTAAGATCACCAGCAATAGCAACGTTTGCAGCATCAAGTGTAATCGCAGTAGCAGAAGATGACTTAATGTCGTTTCCTGTAACTGTTAGGTCGCCAGCAACGGCAACATCTGCACCCGAAAGAGTGATAGAAGTTGTTCCGCCAGATGCCTTGATGTCGTTACCACCAACTGTTAGGTCACCAACAAGAACAACGTTGTCTGTAAGAGCAACAGTTACGCCAGCATCTTCAGAACCTGAACCTGTGATTGCAACTTGGTTTGCAGTTCCAGCAACAGTAGCAACATAGTTACCAGTTGTATCAGTTCCAAGAGCAACCGAGTTGGCAGCAATCGAAGCAACACCTGATTCACTGATTGTAATGTCGCCAGAAACGGCAGCATAGATGTAATCGCCAATATCTTCAGCAGTAATTTTCTTGTTTGCAGTTGCCGAAGCATCATAAACAAGGAACTCATCCGCATCAGCAAGTGATGTCAGAGCAGTAGCGCCAGTAATATCAGCAGCGATAGCAACTTGGTTGTCTGAAACTGTTGTCTTGACACCAGCTGAACCAGCAAAAGTCAGAGTTCCACCAGTCGAGAAGGAATCCGTATTAGGAACTCCTTGGTTATCGCTGATTGTGAATGTTGACGAAGCAGGTGAAGCGAATGCAAGTTGACCTGAACCATTTGTGGTAAGAATCTGCCCGTTTGTACCGTCTGCGGTTGGAAGGATCAAAGTAAGATCAGCAGCAAGTGTATCTGGTGCTTTCAGAGTTACTTTGTTGGAACCGTTATCTGTTCCTTCAGCAAAGGTTGCTTTACCACCAACTGATGATGTTGCGTCGATAAGACGAGCATCAACCTTGTCTGTGAAATACTTACCACCGACTGCGTGAATTGCGGCACTTCCGCCTTCTACCGATTCGATGTAAAGTTTTGCACCAGCGCCGCTATTGCTGGCGTCTTGTGCGTATGCCATTTCGCCTTCTAGGAGGGCGGATGTTGTTGGAGCAGTTGCACCTGAACTTCTTTTAATTTGAATAATTGTTGACATTTAGACTATTCCTTTTTGGTTGTCTTCGTTATTAATACGTTCCACCGTCTATATTATCTAATACCACCTCAGATGCAGGATTCGCCGCTTCCCATTTGTTGGTAGCAGTGTTGTAAATTAAAGTGTATCCATCTTGGATACCGTCTACATCCACATCTGCCAACGTTTCTATTTTGGTTGATGTTCTTTTACTTACTATATTTGTATTTATAGTATTTGAAGTTCCTACTGTAACTTTTAAAGACATTATTTTGTTACCTCTGGATTAATTACGACGATCCCCTCGAGAACTCGTAGCGTTTCGCCATCGCCTGTAATTTCAATATCATAAACATACCTCCCTGCTTTTATTGCTGATGTTTGCACAGCAGTCAATGAAATAGTAACTTCACCATCTTCTGGTAAAGTAATTTCAGCAGTAAAACTAACGGAAGTATTAGTATAATATGATTTGCGCATTTGTGCTGCAGCAGTATAATCAGTAAGATCTTTCGGATCCCCGTTCTGATCATTTACCATAAGAGACAAAGAAAAAGTTGTTCCTTGGTCGATATAGATATTTTGAATTTGTGCCATCGGGAACCCTTATAAATTACTATGACACTATTTATAATTTTGGAGTTGTGATGAAAACAATTATAATGCTTAAATATGGCACAAAATATTCTGCCGATGATGTGAATAGAATCGTCAAAGATACAGGCAGGAAATATACATACGTATGTTTTACCGACGACCCGACTGGATTGGATCCAATTGTTGTTCCTTGGCCGTTGCCAGATGATATAGAAGGTCACTGGTATAAGGTTTGGATGTTCAGTCAACGAGGGTTTGGTGATGTTCTTTATCTGGATCTAGATATTCGTATTCAAAAAAATATTGATCATCTGTGGAAATACCTTGACATTCATCCAACAATAGCGTATACTTACTGGAAGAATATAGAGTTTCCTGATTATGTCGGAGAAACTCATGGCATGCGGTATTTAAGTAATTACAACTCGAGCGTAATGATGTGGAAAGATGGGACTGTTCATCATATATGGGAGCACTTTCAATCAAATCCAGATTACTTCATGGTTAAGTATTTTGGTGACGACAGGTTCTTATGGCACGAAGATTTTAGATTTAATTACTTTCCGAAAGGTGAGATATATTCGTTCGTATATGGCGCAGACTATTATGGTATAGATGACCACAATAAATCTTTCTGGTATAGACCAGACTATACTATAGCATTACTAAATGGGTTAGACCAGTTTCCTGGAGCAGATAAAGAATATGATGAACTTCGTATGCATTAAGTGGGGTGATAAGTATCCCGCCAAATATGTGAACAATCTTTACAACATGGTAAAGAAGAACTACCCCAACCTGTTTACATTCACGTGTTATACTGATGATACCGATGGTTTAATTTGCGACACTGCGCCTATACCAGACGATGGTATTCTACATCCAAAATATTGGTTTGGTAAAGAAACCTTCTGTTTTGACCGAGCAAAGTTCTTAGTATTTAATTCACACAACTGGTTGGGGTACATAGGTGACTGGTGCTATTTTGATCTTGACCTTGTGATCCAAGAAGATATATCTGACATTGAAGAACTTGCTCAGAAACCTCGTATAATTCAATGCCGCTGGCAACCACAATCACAGAAACATGACAGACTGTTTATTGATACTCGAGGAACATTCTACAATTCTAGTATGATGCTTTGGCCTGGTAAATCATGCGAACATATCTACAACGATGCCATCGAGAATTCCGAATCGATATTTAAAACTTTCTTCAAGGGGAGCGATAATTATCATTACTGGAGACAGAGGGATTTCTGGAAAGACATTCCAGGCGGATGGATTTATTCTTGGAATCGAGGAAAGCATTACCCAGATGATATTGAACGATTTAAGTTTCGATCCGATGCCAAGATTTGCTTATTCAATACGGATAATGTTCCCCATCCTTCTGCTAAAGAGCAAATTAAGTTATTGGAATGCGAACATGAAGACATTCTCAGATTGTGGAACTGCGAATGAGAGTTAATTACGTTTGCTGTAAATGGGGAACAAAGTATTCCGCTGAGTTTGTCAATCGTCTTTATCGAATGGCAAAGAAGCATACCCCAGATAATTTTGAGTTTCACTTCTATTGCTACACAGATAATAGTGAAGGGTTTGACACTGAAATTAAAGTCATCGACTTCCCAGACATTCCTGACATCCACCCAAAATACTGGTTCGGTTCTGAGGATTTCAAATACGGCATGGCACGTTGTTGGGACAGACCAAAGACTTTTATCTTCAACACCCACAACTTCGCAGACGATAAACCAACTGGCAGATTTGTATTCTTCGACCTCGATGTTATCATACAAAATGATTTGTCGCCAATCATCACTTATGACCTAGAGAATCCTACCAAGTTGCGCTCGTGGTGGCAAGATCCGAGACCGATGAAGTCTCGCAACTTCAAACTTTCCCATGGCGCATATACTAATGGTAGTTGTATGGTGTGGTCAGATGATCAGACAGAGTGCATCTGGCAGGATGTGCTAGAACATCAAGAACGTATTTGGTTCACGTTCACCGATGGAACTGACAACTATCATAGTTGGCGATGGGGAGACTTTAGCGATACTCCATTATGGAAACATTTTCCAAATACCTTTGCTTACTCTTACAATCGCGGACGCGACTGGGATTCAGGCGACCTTGAAGTCGGTATATATAGAAAGGACTGTATTGTGTGTGTTTTTAATGTGGATTTACTTCCATTTACAGACAACAGCAGAGGGAAAGTGAAGCAGGAATCGCTTGTTGATCCTGATCTCTTAGAACATTGGAATGTATAATGATTAATATTTACACAGTAAAGTGGGGATTCAAATATGATTCGGAAGATGTCAATAAAATTCTCGAACAATGCAAACAACACATTACAACAGAATTTAATTTTTATTGTTTGACCGAACATTCTGGTGGATTAAGTCCAGAAATTAATGTCATCCCATTACCCGAGGATAACTACTACGAAAAATGGTGGAATAAGTTATATCTTTTTGACCGAAATGTTGTTAAGCAAAAAGGAGAAAAACTTTTTCTAGATCTTGATATCGGTATTCAAAACAATATCGATTGCATCGTTGATCATGATCCGGAAGACGGTTTAACTTTTGTTCGCACTCATTGGCATAACATGAAGAAAATGAAACAAGACACCCAAGATATTCCGCACAAATATACAGACTTAAATTCTAGCGTGTTGAGGTGGAATGATAGGTTAGATATCGACAAAATCACCAAGTTCGTCACAGATTATGCAGATCAAATGTTCTTCTATTATCGCGGTCTCGACAATCTATTCGGGCATCAAAGAGAACGTCTTCTGAAAATTGACCATTTCCCAGACGGTTGGGTATATAGTTACAACTACGGATATATGTGGCCGACAGATGTAAGAGAACAAGTCCTGCGCGAAGAACCACTTATTTGTTTATATGATTCAATGGAAAGACCACAAGATGTTAAATTATAATTACTTAAACAACTATCGTTATTGGGGTGAAGGTCTAGAAAAGATCAATCACGAAATGCCGTTTAAACACGAAGACTTTCGTAAGTCTTTGAATCCAAATACTATGGATGCTGCTATCTGGTTGGTAGAAGAATTGCAGAAATGCGTAGATGTAACCAAGCAATTAAATATTACGGTTTTGAATTCTTGGTTGGGGTTTCCGCTCGTTCCATTGTTATGCGAAAATCTAAACGTCAAGAAAATTAATTTAATCGATATCGACAAAGATGCATTGGAACTCTCTAAAGTGTTTAATAGGTATTATTCCAACACGGGTGTTGAGTTAAATCACATCAATTGGGATATTCCGTTTGCATATCATGATATCAATGCACTAGAAACAGATGTTGTTATTTCTCTTTGTTGTGAGACCATGTACCCCCTCAAGAAAATGACAACTGCAAACCCAGATTGTATTTTTGCCTGCCAATCGTCAAATGTATTCAAAGAAATGTATGGTATTAATTGCGTACCAACGATTGAAGAGCACATCGAGAATATTGGAGTTACTGATGTTTTCTACAAGGGATCTATTAAGCAGTCATATTACAGTTGGGATGGTAAGGTCGAGTTCGACCGCTTCATGGTAATAGGGAAAAAATAATATGGGTAGAGCAAGAGTCGTCGCACCACCTCCGCAAGATTATATTCCAGAACCTTTAGTGTCAGTGCCGCCTCCACCCGAGGAAGTGGTTGTGGAGGAGTGGATCGAAGGAAATTTCCAAGAAGAAATTGTTGAAGTTGAAATTATTGAACCTTCTCAAGAAGAACTTGAGAAGGGAAGAATCGCACAAGAAAAATATGAAGAATTGCAGCGAAAGAAAGCAGAAGAGGAATCTAGAATTTCTGCTGAGTTGCAAAATTTACGCGAAGAAAACCAAAGACTTACACGTGAAAAAGAAGCAGCGGAAAGAGCAAAAGAAGAACAAATTGTAAAGATGCGGCAACAGGCAACTGATCAGCGCAACAATCAACACATGATTCAATTAAACATGACACCAAAAATTCCATCGTTAATTAGTAAAATTAAAACATTATTTAGAAACCGTCGAATTAAGTCTGCTACAAATGTTGGAATTAAAAACTATGAAACTGCAATCCTCGAGCGAGCAAGAATTGCAGTTCCTAAGTTATTAGATGATATTGAAAAAATGCATGAACAGTTGACTATTCTGGAAGATCTACTCGCAAAATATAGTGAGGTTAAAAGCACTCAGGAAAAGTGAGAGGCATCCTCGCCGCTTATGTCTTCAATCATTGAGCGCCAGATTTCTAGATGCGGTACAACATATCCTAGTGTCAATCTCTTCGCAGTATTACCACAGCAGTGATATACGATTTTGTTTGGATCGCTGCGATCGCCGAAGTGACCAACCTTGCATGACCATCCCTTTGGATCGACCATAGTGACAACTTCTTTTGTTACAGGATCGAGATATCTGAAAAATCCGCCATTTTCTTCTGAGTTATATGTAATGAGAATATTATAACCAGACGCATTCCAATTAGTGTGCCATCCCATAAACCCATCTTCTGGATAATATGTGAAGACCGCATTATTTCTAGCACCGAGATAATTTATTAATTCAGAATTTGTTTCTTGCTGCCTTCTGCCATATTCAGAAGGGAACCATGGTTGTCCATGTGCCTGAGACATGTCAGTGCACCATGCAACATCAGGAAATCCAACATGATTGTGTCCCTTATTGACGATATGATTCATATACTGCTCATCAGTAGCAGTGTCCACATTCAGTCCGCCGCGACGTTTTGCTTGCATATCTTCAGGTCCGAGAACTAGATGTTGATCGTTCTGTTGGAAGAACCATTCTGTGAACGGGTCTAAAATATCTGTAAGATCTTTTGAGACTGAATTTGTAAATTTCAACATTTGATAATCCTTAATCTAACATACCGTGCGGGATAGTATAATGATAAATCACTCTCGGTTGTCCTTGGAGTTCTTCTTCTTTATATCCAGCGACAAAATTCCATCGAGCATCTGGGTCGGGAAACCGACCTGCCTTTACCCCAAAATCAAACTGGTTGAGGAGTCTCCACATCGTAAACGTATCCCACTGCAAGGCAGATTTTGGATAATGTTTGCGATCCCATTCTGGTTTATTTTGCGCCCAATACTCGTCATACCAAGCACGCATCATCTCTAAGGTTTGTGGATTATTCCGATAGACAAACAACCCACAATGCTCAGTCATTTCTTCTGTCTCGGATAACTTGGTCAGTGCTGCGTTATACGGACGATTGGCAGTGAAGATAACATCGGTATCCTCTGGGATCTGATCAAAAATCTTTTGGATGTCTTCGTGTTCGACTTCAGTATCACAGTCCATATAAACTGTCAAGTCATACGGAGTCTGATCGAGCGCCCAAAGTTTTGCTCGTTTATCGCGAGGAACATTTTCGGTAATTACATTATCAAAAATTTCATAATCATCTGGTTGCACCCATTCTTCTTGGGTGAAGAATGTGATATTTGCATCTGGAAAATAATCTTTTAAAGAAATTGCCGAGTTTCTTGCTGCCCTGTAGTAACCTTTGCGGATTGTGGCAACGTACAGGAATCCATTATTCGGCATCAACTGCTTCTTGCGCAATAGCAGTATTCGCTTCTTCTTGCATCAGTAACATTACTGTGTATGCAGTGACTTCCATAAACGTCTTAGACTTGCGAATCTTAGATTTTAAATCGCGATTCTTAGAGTTTTTAACTATATCAAGTTCGAAGGCATCCAACTTAGCAGCAAACAATTGTTCTTGTTGCACGCGAGTCTTGTCTACCTTCTGACGTTCAAGGTTTTGCTTTATTTGATTATTTCGTTCTTCCATGCGCCGATCAGTATTGGCATCGATCTGCCCGATACTATAGAGACGCATCACTTCTTCGTAATCACGATTGCTACCATCATTCATGATGGATGCAGTAACACGCTTATTAGTGTCAGGATAGAAAAACTCAGCGATGATATGCTGACGTTCTTTATTCGCCCAATAAGGATTTTCGATCTTACGGGTAACTACAGGTGAGGTATTAATCAATTCAATTCTCCATTAGAAATAATAGTCATGGTAACAGTATATATAATAATTGCTACAAAGTCAATAGATTTATGCAGTTTTTACCCACAAATATACTGTTGAGATGGTGTCTTTAGTCGCTTGAATGGTCGCACCAGAATAGGTTCCTGAAAACGACTGCGTATACGATCCGCTATAGAAACCAGTATATGTTGCAGTTCCTAGATAGAATCCTGTATAGTTGCCAGTAAAGTTCCCAGTGTATGTACCCGTATAGGTAGCACTTCCTAGATAGAATCCTGTATAGTTGCCAGTAAAGTTCCCAGAATAGGTTCCTGTATATGTGGCAGTTCCTGCATAGAATCCAGTATAGTTGCCACTAAAGTTTCCAGTGTATGTACCCGTATAGGTAGCAGTTCCTGCATAGAATCCTGAAAAAATTCTCGCATAGAATCCAACATAATTACCTGTATAGTTTGCTGGACCAATATAGTTTCCACTAAAGAATCCAGTGTAGTTGCCTGTATATGTTCCAGTATAGTTTGCTGTACCAATATAGTTACCAGTAAAGAACCCAGTGTAGTTGCCTGTATATGTTCCAGTATATGTAGCAGTTCCTGCATAGAATCCAGTAAAGAATCCAGTGTAGTTACCCGCATAGAATCCAGTATAGTTTGCGGGACCAATATAGTTACCAGTAAAGTTCCCTACATAGTTTCCACTATAGTTGCCAGCATAATTAGCAGCATAGTTTCTTGAACCAGAGAAAGTGCCAAGATAGTTGCCACTATAGTTACCTGCATAGGATGCAGCATAGTTTCTTGAACCCGAGAAGAAACCTACATAGTTTCCACTAAATGTTCCCGCATAGTTACCAGCATAGTTTCTCGATCCAGCATAATTTCCAAGATAGTTACCGCTGAATGATCCGAGATAGTTGCCACTAAAGTTACTCGCATAAGTTCCTAGATAGTTACCAGCAAATGCTGTTCCAACGAAACCACCGAAAAATGGTGCATAGAATCCGAGATAGTTGCCACTAAAGTTTCCTAGGTAGGTTCCAGAGAAGTTTCTTGAATATGTTCCGAGATAGTTACCTGCATAGGATGCAGCATAGTTTCTTGAACCCGAGAAGAAACCTACATAGTTTCCTGAGAAGTTACCTGCATAAGATCCAGCGTAGTTTCTCGAACCAGCAAAGAATCCAGTATAGTTGCCACTAAAGTTGCTGGCATAGTTACCAGCATAGTTTCTAGAACCTGCAAAAGTTCCTAGGTAAGTTCCGCTGAAGTTTCCTGAATATGTTCCGGAATATGGAGCAGTGCCAGCATAACCACCAGCATAGTTGCCGCTAAATCCACGAGAATATGAACCAGAGTAGTTTGCTGGACCTACGTAACCACCAACATAGTTGCCACTGAATCCTCGTGAGTATGAACCAGAATATGGGGCAGGTCCAACATAACCTCCAACATAGTTACCGCTGAATCCTTGTGAGTATGATCCGGAATATGGAGCAGTGCCTGCATAGGCTCCTGAGTATGTACCAGAAAAGTTACCGACATAGTTGCCCGTATAGTTTGCTGGACCTATATATCCGCCGCTGAAATTGTTGGCATAACTACCAGAGTATCCACCAGAGTAGTTTGCTGGACCAACAAATCCGCCGCTGAAATTATTTGCAAAAGTGCCAGAATATGTTCCGGAATAGTTTGCTGGACCAACAAATCCACCACTAAAGTTATTTGCAAAAGTGCCAGAGTATCCACCAGAGTAGTTTGCTGGACCTACATATCCACCAGCATAATTACCACTGAAGTTACCAACATAGTTACCAACATAGTTACTTGGCGAAATTTGTTCTCTGGTATCAGTAGTAGAAGTTCCTAATTGGACCCATGTTCCGCCAGATGGTGTTGAAGATTGAACCTTGTATGTCCCTAAACCAGAATCAATAATTCTATTACGGAAACTTGGTAGCATCTGCAGAATTTCGCCAGAGGACATTTCTTTAATGTCCTTGGTATTGATCAGTTTAAGTGGTTTAAGACTTGTATCTGGAGTGCTAGTCGCCGCAGTTTTCTGCCAAAGGTAAGTAAGAGTATTACCACCGTTTGCAACATCAGTCAGTGTGTAGCGAGAAACCCACGTTCCACCGCTGGGGGCAGTTGCTTGTAGACGATATTGTCCAGCAGTATACGAACTTTCGGCGACCATCGCAGAAATAGCATAATCAAGCAATTCACTATCAATTTCTGCATCAGACATTTCTTTGATGCGGTCAGTGGAATATTTGATCGGTCTATTAGTAATACTTTCAGTCGCCGCAGCAGATACCTGCTTTGCGTAATATGTTACAGTATCAATCGCACCAGTAGCTGGGTGAGTTCCTGTTGCCTCTTGACGATCTGTATCAACAAAGGTTCCGATTGCAGTTCCTGTGCCAGTATTATTTGTGGTGATATTAATTTCACCAGTACCTGTACCATCAGCATTCGCACCAAAGGAAACTGTTAGGATATTTGCTACATAATTTTTGATTTCATCTACAGACATTGCCTGCAACCCCTGCATATTTGCAGAGGTTACTGGTGTCGCAGAAGATTTAATTCTAAGAACCATAGTTATGCAGTCCTAATCCAAAGTTTAACCGTTGATATTGTGTCCTTCGAGGAAAGCACAGTTGCTCCGGAATACGTCCCCGCGAATGTTCCAGTATAATTACCCGTAAAGAAACCACCGTATGCAGGTGAAGTATAAACGCTAGTAAAGAAACCAGTATAGAACCCTGTATATATAGCAGTTCCTGTATAGAATCCTGTAAAGTTACCTGCACTGGTGAAACTACCAGTATAAAACCCAGTATAATTACCTGTATATGATGCAGTTCCTGTATAGAATCCAGTATAGAATCCAGTGTAATTACCAGTGTATGCTGGACCAATAAAGTATGCAGTATATGCAGTTCCAGTCGCTCCAGTATAGTAACCAGTATATGGTGTTCCTGGAATTGGTGCACCAGTATAGTAACCAGTGTAAGGTGTTCCTGGAGTTGGTTCGCCGCTATAGAAACCAGTGTAAGGTGTTCCTGGAGTTGGTTCGCCGCTATAGTAACCAGTATATGGTGTTCCTGGAGTAGATGGACCTGTATAGTAACCAGTATATGGCGTAGCAGGAGTAGATGGACCTGTGTAGAATCCAGTATATGGCGTCGCTGGGGATGGTTCGCCACTATAGAACCCAGTATATGGTGTTCCTGGAGTGGAATCGCCAGTATAGTAACCAGTGTATCTTGTAGGAACGAACAACGGTCCTGGATCCCCTGGACCTGCTCCTCCAGGTCTTGGAACCAAGGTTCCTGGCTGAATAGGCGGACCACTGTAGAACCCAGTATATGGTGTCGCTGGAGTAGATGGACCTGTATAGAATCCTGTGAATGATTTTGGAACTGCTTGTGCAGTATAGAACCCAGTGTAAGGTGTTCCTGGAGTAGAAGAACCAGTATAGAAACCAGTGTATGGTGTTCCTGGAGTCGATGGACCGCTGTAGAACCCAGTGAATGGTGTCGCTGGAGTAGATGGACCTGTATAGAAACCAGTGTATGGTGTTCCTGGAGTAGATGGACCTGTGAATGATTTTGAAACTGGTTGTGCAGAATACACTCCAGTGTAAGGTGTTCCTGGAGTAGAATCGCCAGTATAGTAACCAGTATATGGACCAGTCGGATTTCCTACAAGAGTATAGAACCCAGTGTATTCCGCAATAGTCGGAACTACACCTTGGTAGAACCCTGTATAAATTCCTGGACCTGTGCTTGTGTACCATCCAGAATAATTTCCTGGAACAAGAGCCTGTCTATAATTCGTGATTGGTGGTCCTGGTTCACCTGGGAAAATTGGTGGTCCTGGTTCATATCCCTCATAGAATTCTAACGAAGGTACGCCAGTGTAAGTTCCCAAGTAATTCTGGGTGACAGGCGAACCACTATAATTACCAACATATGGAGTTAAAATTGGACCCATGAAGTCTTGCTCAGGCGGTCCATCACCTGTATAAGTCCCAGTAAACGACCCACCTGGATTTGTCCCACTATAGAATCCAGTATATGGCGTAGCAGGAGATGCACCGCCAGTGTAGTAACCAATGAAAAAGGCAGGAAGTTGGCCCGACGGAAACCCATTGAGATCGGCAACATCCCATTTCAGCGTATAGAATCCAGTGTAGGATGTTCCTGGAGTCGACGGTCCAGTATAGTAACCAGTATATGGTGTTCCTGGAGTGGAATCGCCAGTATAGTAACCAGTATATGGTGTCGCTGGAGTAGATGGACCTGTATAGTAACCAGTATATGGTGTTCCTGGAGTGGAATCACCAATATAGGTTCCTGAAAAGAAGGCAGGAATCTGTCCCGACGGCATCCCATTGAGATCGGCAACATCCCATTTCAGCGTATAGAATCCAGTATAGAACCCAGTATATGGCGTAGCAGGAGTAGATGGACCTGTATAGAATCCAGTATATGCAGGCGCTGGAGTTAGATCTGCAGTATAGAACCCAGTATATGGTGTTCCTGGAGTCGACGGTCCAGTATAAAACCCAGTGTAAGATGGTGCTGGAGTTGATGGTCCAGTGTAGAAACCAGTAAAAGTTTCACCTGGAGTTGATGGTCCAGTGTAGAATCCAGTGTATGGTGTTCCTGGAGTTGATGGTCCAGTATAGAATCCAGTGTATGAAGGTGCTGGAGTTGATGGTCCAGTATAGAAACCAGTGTATGAAGGTGCTGGAGTTGATGGTCCAGTATAGAAACCAGTAAAAGTTTCACCTGAAGTTGATGGTCCAGTATAGAACCCAGTGTATGAGGGTGCATCAACAGAATATGGTATTCCATCGCGCTGAGTGGTATACGCAGGTCCAGTATAGGATCCTGTGTATGCTCTACTATAGGTTACGAAATTTTCTACAATAGTTCTAGTGTATACTCCGCTGAAACTGCGAGTGTACGTTGGACCTGCACCAGTAAAAACTCCAGTATAATTCGCAGGTCCAGTATAACCAGCAGAGAAATTATTGCTGTATCCAGGACTTGTGAATGGTGAGGTATATGGTGGACTGCCATATGCTCCGCTATACGTTCCTGTATAGTTACCAACATAATTTTGCGGAGAAACTTGCTCTCTAGTATCAGTAGTAGAGGTTCCTAATTCAACCCATGTTCCGCCACCTGGAGCAGTCGCTTGCAGTTTATAAGTTCCGATATTAGTATCGATAATGCGATTACGGAAGTTCGGAACCAACTGCTCAATTTCGGCAGCGGTCATAATCTTCAACGAGTTGGCATCATTACTTTTTAATGGTGCAAGAGAATCGTTGGCGACTGTTGAAGCAGCGGTTTTTTGCCACAGGTAGGTTGTGGTATTTCCGCCATTCGCGACATCAGTGAGCGTGTATCTTGCTTGCCAAGTTCCACCTGTAGGAGCAGTTGCTTGTAGTCTATATTGACCAGCAGTATATTCAGATTCGGAAACAAACGCCGAAATCACAGTATCCAAAACACCGTCCAGATTAGCATCAGTCATTCGGCGAATGCCATCAGAATGCCATGCGACAGGACGAGCAGTTACGCTTTCGGAAACAGGAGCAGTTACTTGCTTTACATAATAGGTAGTAGTAGTTATGTCACCCGTGGCAGGATGTGTCCCAGTCGCTTCAGTTCTATCCGTGTCAACGAACGTTCCAATAGAAGTTCCTGAACCCGAATTATCTGTTGTGATGTTTATCTCAGCAGCGCCAGATCCAGTGGTATCCGTCGCAAACTTAGTTGTGATGACATTTGCAATATAGTTCTGAACCTCTGCGTTGGTCAAAGGTTCCAGTCCGCTGAAAACAGCAGACGTAATTGGCGTCGTAGATGCTTTGACCTTTAGAGGATTCATTTTAGTTCAACCTGTTACCACTTGTATCGTAAACAATAAGATTAGTAATGCGATACCAATCTTGCGTATCCTGCGCAACTAACTGAACAGAACTATATGGTGCCAGATTAACAGCAACGTTCACAGTTCCTTCGTCAATGACGTCAGATGTGTTTGGATAAACCTTAATGGTAACCGCAGTAGTATTGACAATAGTAACAGAAACGCCTACAGCAGCAGTCGGGAGTTTGACACCTTGGTTTGCTGTTGCCGAGGTAACAATATTGACTGTTTTTGTCAGCGCAGTTGCGCCACCTTGATCAGTTCCTGCTGCAGCAACCGATGCATTTACTGATGGGATAAATGCGCCAGTTAGTGTCAGGTTCTCGAACGATGGACTGTCACCAGATTGATACTTATCTTGATTGAGGTTGGTAAAGTTATCATCAACCTCATTATTTGTTAAAGGTACGCCCTTGGCGGACCTCAGTGTAATTGTGCTCATGCTTTCCTACCTTCATGATTGTTGAGAATTTGTGTTAACAAAGATTTAATTTCCGTCATTTCATTCTTTAATTCATTAATCTCAATTCCATATGACTTCATTTGTTTAAGTCTTTCGCGTTGTGCATTATATGCTGCTAATTCATGTCTATCAGTAGAGACAATTGCTTTGGAGTCTCCATCTCTAATGTATTTATTCGTATCTTGAAGTGCGATTTTTGCCATATTACACCTGCAGCGCGATTGCTCTCAGTTCCTTAAACTTAGGAACTACAGAACTATTGTTGGAGAACATGACAATCTTAATTGCCATTTTGTCAAATTTGGTATAAGTCGCACCCGAATACATGTATGTGAAGGGTTCATCTTCTAGTTCGTCAACTTTATTTGCCTTTGGTATTTTATATTCATACTCAACAAATCCAGCAGCGGCAGTAGAACTTAGTGGCGATACACTTGTCTCTAGTTCTACCCAATCAAGATCTTCAAAGTTTCTAGAGTCTGATGCATTCTGCAACTTAGCATATATTCTTGCTGAAGTTCCTGCTGGTAGATAATTACTCAGATAGACCCTCAAATCTTCTGAGTTACCATCAAGATTAACTCGGCGCGAAATATATTTAGAACTTGCAGTACCAACATTAGTATCTTCATCTCTATTACCATCATCTGAATTGATGAAGTTAGAAATACAAATCAATGAACACTTTCTAAGATCGATCACAGGAGAAACTGTATCAGTCATTGTTTTCATACCAAATCGAAGATTCATTGACTTATTGCCACCAAGATCCTCAGTCTCGTTTGATTTTGAGAAAATTGCTGCTTCTGTTAGGATGTCATTTGTTTCACCAAACGTTAGTCGCTCATATGTATTTCCTGCACCAGATGCTCCAGTTGCAGTCTTAGCATAAGTCCAAACACCCGTAGTTGGCGTGAAGTCCATGTAACCGATATTAGTCTGGATAGAGTTGATCAGTTTATTTTCGACTTCAGCAACTGTAGTTTTGATTGTTCCGTTTGTGATTATATCTGCAGCAGCAAATTCGCCTTCTTGTACAACAATCTTCAGAACGTTATGCAACGGATCATATTGCTTAACATAACCATACTTTGTGTCTTCTTCAGATCCTAGAACGTAAACCTTTTCACCAGCAGCGAACTTGGTCGGGGTCACTGCATCATTAGAAACAAGAAGCATCTGCTCTGAAAGTGCAAGATAGTCATAGTTAGAATTCTGGAACTTGGCAGTCGAGATAACTGATGTATCAAAGATTGCGCGATACAGAGTAAACTTTATATCTTCTGCTTGCTTTTCGCTCCATGTGCGATTGTTTGCAGAAGTGAACAGCATACCAACATTTGGTTGTTCTGAAATTCTCTTAGAAGTACCTACTTCATTTTCACCAATTTCAGAAACCCATGTAGTATATCCAGGATCGTTACCTGCAGGCAGAAGAACGAAACAATATTCTGTATTGTTTTGCAGATATACTGGTGATGGGAATGTGAAGCGAGTTTCTGCGAATGTTACTACACCTGCCAGATTTTCAGTCGATACAGCAACATCGTCTGCATTCAAAGTAACTTCGCCGAATGGAAGAACCTTCTCCGATGGGAATCCGTTAATCATCTCACGAAGTTGTAGAGTAATTGGTGCAGTTCCCCTGCTTCTGAAGTATACATCCAGACCAGTTGCGAATGTTCCAAATGGCATACCATCGACAAAGAAACTTTGTGCGAGTGGATCTAATGCTCCAAAAGGACCAATACCAAAGAACCCAAGATTTCCAAAATCTATTCCAAAATCTGGGAACCCATTATCGTCGAAATTAAACTCTACCAACTCAGGTTCTGCTGGTGGTCCAGGAGGAGGAGGAGGCGGAGGTGGTGGTGGCGCTGGTGGTATAATTGGAGGAACTGGAACTTCCCTCTCAATAACAATAGTGGGATTGTTAGTAATATTAGTAACTTCTTCCACCAGAGTAATATTATTGACCACTGTATTTACCACATTTGTAGTATTAACAAGTGTTGTATTATTAGTGACGTTAGAAACGTTTGTAGTATTGTTAACAGTTGTAAAGGTATTATTTACTGTAGTGTTCTGAATTGTTCCTACTGTTCTCTCACCAATACGATTTGTTGTAGTATTGTTTTCTGTTACCGAACGTGAATCGCTAACATTGGTAAACGCAATATTTGCCTCTCTAGTAGAGACAACAGTTCCTTCAACAACCTGCGAGAGACCGTTAGCAGAGAATGAATTTGTGGCAGAAGTTGTAACGAATGGAGATCTGTTAAACGGATCATCACAAACTCTGAAATTCTTAGTTCCAACTCTGAATGTATTCGCAGGGATTCTAAACTGGATCGCCAGTTCTCCGTTGTCATCAGTAACCAAAGGTGCACCATAAACACCCGTTGGACCAGCAATAGCATATGCAGAATATTCTGCTGGATCAGTCGGTGATGCAGTTAGAGCAGCACTTGATAGTGGGCGACAGTGCGCAGATACATCAATACCATCGAAGAATGGATAGATTCTTGTATCTGGTTTTAGTCTTTTAGTTTTAACTGTAATTGTAACGCTTCTCATATATGGAATTATAGAAGCATTTGTTACACGATTACCAAGATCTTTCGTCGTAGTTTGCGGAGTGACACCCATAGTCACACCTTGACGTGTTTGACGCTGCGTGGTAGTAGTAGTTGAGATCTGAATTTGCTCTTGGAAAAGAGTATCACCAGAAACTCTAGTTTGTCCGCCTGTCGTAGTTGTATCGGTAGAAATCGAGCGACCAGTTACGATATCCTGCCAGTCATTCCATTGAGTTCCCCATGCATTTGCCATAGCAGCAAAGTTATCATAGTTACCATCAAAGTTTACTGCAAGGTCAGGAAGAACCGCAGTATCAGTCCAGTTATCGACTGGTGGATCAAGAGTCATGTCACCAATGTAATTGAATAGAAGTTCGCCTACGCAATTTCTTGATTTCGAGGCAAATTTATTCTGAGTAAGAACACCATAGTTATATGGAAGTGTTAGAAGATCGCCTGTCTTTTTTACGCCAATAGAATTTGCAGAATCAAAAATTAGATCAACATTTTCGATATTAAAGTAAGGAC